ATTTCACTTACCACCAATACGTTTTCTTGTCCTTCAAATGTCTTTTTTGTTTTTAATAGCGGTTTAATTACAGTATTCATGTACTCTTTATCTCGTTCGTCGTTTAAATCTAAATTTATAATATTATAATCGTGCTTTTTTAAGATTAATTCTACTAAAAGGGTCTTACCAATTCCAGTGAATCCAGATACTAATCCACATTTATTTTTCTTATCATCCGCATTCCATTCTAATAACCACCGTATAAATGGCTGTATAATATTTCTATTTCCTACAAAATCTTCAATCTTTTTTGGCTTATAAATAGTTGTGAACATTGTTATATTTAGTTTAATATAATAATTACATTATTTTTCATTCATTTTTATAAAAAAATAAATAAGAAATAAATTGGTATAAATTTAATATTTACACCCTTGAAGATTTAAAATGGCACCTTAAAGGTTGGACATAATCAATTCCGTGTAAATTTTGGGTAGGCTTACTAAATGTAAGGGTTGATTAAACCGATTTCTTCCTCCAGAATGATACTGGTAAATCCCTGAAACGTCCAAATGAGAATACACCCAAGGACATATAAATATGTGTAGTGTCTTTAAGTTGTTTTTTCCAAAATACCTTAAGGGTGCGGTTTTAATTCTTCAAGGGTGTAAATACAAAATATTTAAATACAAAATATTTAAATACAAAATATATTAATATTTATAATGATAACATGTAATTTGATGGGTGGTTTAGGAAATCAAATATTTCAAATATTTGCTACAATATCTTATGCTATTAAAAGTAGAAATGAATTCAAATTTTTGAATGTTTCTACACTTGGTAGTGGTTCAACTACTATACGAAATACATTCTGGAACTCTTTTTTCAAGAGGCTACAGCTATTTTTAATTGATAATATTCCACAACCGATTCATGTAATTAGAGAGAAAGATTTTACATTTAATGAACTGGAAATTAGTGAAATGATAGAAAGAGATTGTCTAATTTATGGTTATTTTCAAAGTTATAAATATTTTCATGAACAGTTTCAACTGATTTGTCGTATTATTGGGCTAGAAAAAATGAAACAAGATCTAATAGATAAATTAAAATTAAATCATGAATATTTAAACAATTGTATTAGTATGCATTTTAGAATAGGTGATTACAAAAAAATACAAGCATTTCATCCATTAGCAACCTATGAATATTATAGAAATTCATTGAATTTTATTAAAAACAAAAGTAGCGAATTCTATCATATTTTATATTTTTGTGAAGATATTGATATAGATGATGTAACCCAAACAATAAATAGACTTGAAAGTGAATTTCCCGATTATAAATTTATAAGAGGAGATAATACATTAGAAGACTGGGAACAAATGTTATTCATGAGTTGTTGTCATTATAATATTATAGCTAATAGTTCTTTTAGTTGGTGGAGTGCGTATTTTAATTCTTGGTCGGACAAAATAATATGTTATCCATCAGTATGGTTTGGAGAAGTTGCTAATAATAATACAAAGGATTTATGTCCTCCTGATTGGAATAAAATTAATGTCTAAAACTCTTGTTTTATCCTCTTGTTAAACCATATAATTTTAGTAAATCAGGAACAATATTGTTATTTTTTCCTCCTGAATTAAAAGCAGATGTACTATGAATTCTATGTTTTACCAATATTTCAGGACAATTATAGAATTTTTTATTTAGCTTCCATAGTCTAATCCATAAATCATAGTCTTCTATTCCATTTTCATTCCAATTACATAATTCTTTTCTAACAACCACACTGGAATTAATTATAGGATTTACATTAGCAAAGTTAAAATTACTAAAATCATATTGTGGTATTTTGGGTACTATTCCTGGTCTATCACCAAACCAAACACAATTACTTCCAATAACATCATAATTATTTAACCATACAGTTTGAATTTCAAGTTTTTGTGGATGCCATATATCATCCACGTCTAATAATGCTACATAATCATAATTACAATATTTAACCATTTCGTTTAAAGTATTGGCTTTACCTTTAATATTATAGAAGTCAAATACTCTTATTTTGCTCAAGGCTTGACCCGCTTTGGCGTTTTTTTCTTGAAATGCTTTAGCTATTTGATATACTTCAGAGTTTGGAGGATGACCGTTAATACCAATTAAAAGCTCCCATTTGTCATATGTTTGTTCTAAAATGGATGATACTGATTCATTAATAAATTCAATACCATTATATATAGGCATTAATATACTAATCATTTTTATACAGTATATTAATTTAAAATTCTTTGGAACATAAACCAATTATCCATATTTTCAAGACTCTCGCTAAATAATGAAAATTTATCTAAATTAGAAAAGATACAATCTACTAATATAATCTGGTCGTCTTTTACTAAATAATCATTTTCAAAATATAGCTTTAATTTACTATCATATGTTGTAGCCCACAAGTCAATATTTTTTTTGTGTAAAATAAAAAACCCACCTGCTATTGAGTTTTGGTTGGGCGGAATAGGTTGTGTGGGTAATCCTTTTTCATTTCGATTATTTACTATTTTGTATAGATAATTTAGATAATTTTTATAATTTGATATACAAGCATAACAAATTTTGTCCGTATGTTCGTTTAAAATTTGTTGTCTATTTCCCCAATTAGAAAGTGTACTAGTATGACTATCATCTGCTCTATTTCTAAAATATCCAATATCACACCATCCATAAAATTCTGTATCAAAATATGCGTTTTTTACAGTTTCCTTTACAAAATGTATTTTTTCAGACCAAAGCATATTTAGCTGCCAACATGATTTATCATTTAATAAATAATTTTTGTCATGATTTTTAATCCAATAGTCTTTATATTGATAATTATAAAAACTTTCTAACGGTTTAATAATAATTTTGATGTTTGGATTATTTTTTGTATTAATATATTTAAAACTATTTTGATCTGTATAAATCACTAAGTAAAAATTATTAACAATAGAAATAAAGTTATTCATCCATTCAACATATTGTTGATGATCGAATTTAGATTTAAGAACATAAAAACAACTAGAAAAAGTAATTGACATAATGTATTTATATCATTAATATTTATATTATTATTATTATTATTATTATTAATATTATATTTTATTAACAACTTCAATAAATTTATTTCCACATTTTTCTATTGATATATTTTCAAGAATGTACTCTCTCGGTTTATAATTAATTAAATTATTAATAAATTTATCAAATATGACTTCTAATTCCTGTATTGAATAAAAAAATTCACCACACCTATGATCCCAATAAGGTATTGTTGTAGCTTCTATATTTTCATAACTTGATTGATATTCTTGGTTCATTGAAGTAACATTCCATACCAATAATGGAACGTCACATGATAAAGCCTCTTCTAGCGCAAACCCTTGGCTTTCATGAGTTGATAACCAAATACCAAATTTCGATTCTTTTAAATATTTAATATATTCTTCTTCTGAATATTTTGTAACATAGTTGAATATTTGTGGTTTTATTCCATATGACATTAAAAACGATAATAATGTTTGTAATTCATCTGGATTTCTACGTTTATAGTAAATAAATATATTATTTCTTTCATTAATTTGTTTAGAAGGCGTAAATTTATTAACTTCAACTCCAAATGGTAAAGCTTCTAACCTAATATTTTTACAAAATGGATTTAAAAACCACACATTTTTAGCCCATTCACTTGGTTGTATATAAATAGAATTTGAACCTTCAATAAGTTCCATTTGGTTTTTATCTGGAAACACACTAAAATGTGGACCAAATAAAAATTTTGTATTAGGATATTTTTTTATATCAATAGGTTGAGATGGACTATATACAAGATCAAATTGTGATAAATCAATTTTATCCAAATTAGTATCGTGATTTATCGTTACGAGTATATTATATTTTAATAATGCGTTTTTATTTTTAGGATGCATATCACTAATAAGTAAAACTTTCATTTATATAAGATATTATATAATATTTAAATGATAATATTTATATATATATAATAATATTTATATATAAATATTATTTAACAGATCCGAAAGCATAATAATTAACTTTGTACGGAATAGTGTGTTAACAAATCAGATACAGGTATATTTTTTCTATCAGCATATATTAAAATAGATTCATTTATATTCGTACAATAAATAATTGCTAGCTGTTGATTATCAGATTTTCTTATAAGTTTAAATGGTAGATATTTATTATCAATTGTTGAATTATCTGCTTTTTTCCAAAATTCTACTCCAAAATTTGTGTAATTAAAGTTAATATTGTGTTCTTTTTCATATAAATAAATTATTATTGATAATAGCGTTTGATCTTGTCTGTTATTATTTCTGTTTATTCCATCAGGTAATATAAAATTTCTTTTTAAACTATCTTGATACCATTTATTTAAAATATGAAATCCAGCATCATTTGAATAATAAATTCCAATTAAATTTGCTGATATGGATTTTAAGTTATTATTATGTTCTTGAGAGGTAAGACCATACAAATTAACAATCTTATGATGATTTAATTCAATTGCTTCAATTGTACCAGGATTTGCTGAAATAGGAGAGTATATTCCTTGTTGCTTAACTAAATTATAAATATTGTATATATGAGTTTGATTAAACCGATTCGCACTATCCATCCATATAATTATTTTCTCTTTATTTTCTGGATTATTAGATTCATTATATAAAATTATTGGTTTAAAAGCATACGAACAATACAACCCGTTATATTTATTCAGATCAACATGTTCTGGATAATCATTAAAATCAAATTTCTTAAGTATAAAGTTGTATTTATTTTTTAAAAACAAAATTTTATCCAAATTATCATTATTAAATCCTAAATCATATATAATTAGTTTACTCGGATCAACCGGATAATTTCGAATAAACTCAATAACTGTATTAATATATGAATCATTTGCACCAGTGATAATAACATAATCCATAATAATTACGGTTAAAATATATCTAAATAATTTACGTTAAAAATAATATAAATATTAAATGTTATATATATTTATGTTTGATAATATAGAAGAAGTTATTGAATTTTATAAAAGTAATAGTTATGATAAGAATCATGTAATTTATAATGAATTTAAAAAAAATGTATCTAATATGCCATTTTTCAATCAACATTTTAATACAACTCAAGGATATGGCGAATTACCTTTTTCCTGGAATTGGTACTTAATTCTAAAAACAATGAATAATAATTTTAATTTTTTAGAAATAGGCGTCTATAAAGGTCGTGTATTATCATTGATTGCTTTATTATCTAAACTACAAAACAAACAAAGCAATATTGTTGGTGTAACGCCTTTAGATAATATTGGTGATAAGTATAGTAGTTATGATAATGATAATTATTATATGGCTATTAAAAAAGCATTTGATAATTTAAATTTATCTATGGAAAATATTAGAATTATAAAAGGATTGTCTCAAGATGAAAAAGTATTAAAAGAGTTAAGTATGATGAAAAAATTTGATATAATATTTATTGATGGTTCACATGATTATGAAATAGTTTGTGCTGATATAATTAATTATATACCTTTTTTAAATGATGGTGGTTATTTAGTAATGGATGATTCATCATTATATATAGAAAATCCTAGCGGAGAATTTAAAGGTCATCCAGATGTAGGAAAAGCAGTTATAGATGTACTTGATAAGGATATTAGGATGACTGAATTGTATGCTTGTGGTCATAATAGAGTTTGGAAAAAAACCAATAATTAAATAATTAAATAATTAAATAATTAAATAATTAAATAATTAAATATATAAATATATTTAAATATATTTAAAAACATATTTATATTGTATATCAAATGATAAGTGTTATTGTCTGCATTTTCAATAAAGAATTAATTATTGAAAGAATAATTATGTCATTATTTAGAAATTCTTCTGATTTAGTGAAAGAGTATATTTTTGTATTAGACGGTTGTACGGATAATTCAGAAAATATATTGATGAATACACTTAAATTTTTACCACCAAATGTTACATATAAAATTATATACACAAATGATGTTTTTGAAATAAGATCAAATAATATTGGTATGAAAAATGCGACGGAAAAATATGTATGTATAGTACAAGATGATATGGAAATCATAGAAAACAATTGGGATAAGAGATTAATACAACCTTTTTTACATTTTAATGATATTTTTGCGATTACTTCTAGAAGCGCATTACAAATGGATCACACCGGACATTTTTTTAATATAAAAGAAGGACCCGTAGGTCATAACTGTTTTAATAAGACAAATACTATTTCTAGAGACATTGTTTATATAAATCAAATGGTAAATAGAGGTCCATTAATGATGGATTTAGATAAAGTCAAGCAATTAAATTATCTAGACGAATCCTTGCCAGGATTGTTAGCTGCGGATGATCATGATTTATGTGTTAAAGCTTTTCAAAAATACGGCTGGAAATGTGGTTCATATTGGATACAATATTATTCACCATTAGAATGGGGTTCAACAAGAACAGGTAAAAATAGTATTTTGTTAAGAAGCCATATGAAAGCGAACGTTGACGAATTAGCAAGAAGATATACTGACTTTTTTAATAATTGGGACCCAGAAAAATATTATGAAGAAAGATATTTAAAGGATAATAATCCAGATGGTTACACTAAATAATTTTATCTTAAAGTAGATGGTAATAATTGTAAATTACTTCCTTGTTTGAAAAATTCATTTACAGACCAATAATGTTTAAAATTCAGATTTTTCTCAAAGAAATTGCACATATAATAGTCAAACGGGCAACTATAATCTTCTAATTGTCTCATAAAATTTAAAAATTTAACTATGCCAGAATATTTCCATAAAAATGAATCCGTACATCTAG